ATATGTCTTTAAGTAATTTAAAATCTAGTCGTGGCTCGTCTATCGACAAACTCGTTCAAGCAGCAGAAGCTGTATCTCAAAAAGCAGAAACAAAATCATACGGTGATGACCGTTTTTGGAAACCTACTCGTGATAAAGCTGGTAATGGTTATGCAGTAGTTCGATTCCTTCCACCTAAGGAAGGTGAAGATTTACCATGGGCTCGTTATTGGGATCACGGCTTTCAAGGACCAACTGGTATGTGGTATATCGAAAACTCATTAACTTCTATTGGCCAAGATGATCCTGTTGGAGAAGCAAATGCAATCCTATGGAATACTGGTCGAGATGAAGATAAAGCTCTTGCTCGTGAACGCAAACGCCGCTTGCACTATGTGTCAAATGTGCTTGTTGTATCAGATCCATCTAATCCAGAAAATGAAGGTAAAGTATTCCTTTATAAGTTTGGTAAGAAGATCTTTGATAAGATTATGGATGTAATGCAACCTCAATTTCAAGATGAAGATCCTGTCAACCCTTACGATTTCTGGGAAGGTGCTGACTTTAAGATCAAGATCCGTAAAGTTGAAGGTTGGGTAAATTACGATAAGTCAGAGTTTGGTTCTCAATCAGCTCTGTATAACTCAGATGAAGAAAAGCTAGAAGCAGTATATGCTAAGGTTCATTCTTTGGCTGATTTCACTAAGCCTGAAAACTACAAGACTTATGCTGAATTAAAGGCTAAGTTTAATAAGGTATTAGGTGTTGATGCTGGTGAAGTTGCAGCAGAACCTGTAGTAGCTCAAACAGTTGCTGAACCAACAATGGTTGCTGAATCTGCTCCGGTAGGTGATACTGCTGATGCAGACGAAGATGATACACTTAGTTATTTTGCAAAATTGGCTAACGAATCATAATAACAACAAAAATAAAAAGCTTTAGGGATTCTTCGGGATCCCTTTTTTACAAAAAACTTGATTGATATATACGCGATATATCATTCCTAACATGTCGCAGCATGCTAACTGGGAAGCGTTTGTAGAGATAGCTACTATGGATGTGGAGAGGATAAGTTTTATGGGACCTTCGGGTCCCTTTTTTTATGCCTATAAATAATGTAATGGCATATTCAGGTAAGTATAAAATAAAGAAACCAGAAAAGTATATGGGTAACCCAACTAAAGTTACTTACCGTTCTCTATGGGAAAGACAATGTTTTAAATGGTGTGAAAACAATTCGAAGGTTGTTGGTTGGAATTCTGAGGAAGTTGTTGTGCCATACAAATATAAAGTTGACAAAAAGTATCATCGATATTTTGTTGATTTACTTATTAAGATGGAATCGGGTGAAGTCATACTTGTTGAAATAAAACCAAAGAAAGAAACATCACCTCCTAAAAAACCTGCAAGGCAAACAAAAAAATATATTAATGAGGTTACAACATATATCAAGAATACTGATAAATGGAATGCTGCACAAGAATATGCAGAGGATCGTGGGTGGAAGTTTCAAGTATGGACAGAAGATACTCTTAAAAGTCTTGGTATTAAAATATTAAGTGGACCGTTAAAAGGTAAGAAGAATAAGTATAAATAAAGGTATGGCTAGTTTATTTGATACACTACAAGCAGGCGCTCAGAGAGCTGGAGTCAGTCCAAGGACTAAAGAGTCTAAGAATTGGTTTCGTAAAAAGGTTAATGAATTGGGTGATGTTAAACCTCAAAAACTTTTAAAAGATGATGCGTTAGATCCTACAAGCAGAGAGATTGCTGGTAATATGTATATGTACTTCTATGACCCTAAGCATAAGAAGACGTTACCATATTATGATAGATTTCCATTAACTATTATGATAGAACCTGCACCAGGTGGATTTTATGGATTGAATCTACATTACTTAGCACCAGGTGTAAGAGCAAAATTTTTAGACGCTCTTATGAAAACTGCACCAAAAACTATTACAGATAAAAGTCGATTAAAATTGCGATATGACTTATTACAATCAACTAAAAAGTTTAAAGAGTTTGAACCATGTTTTAAACACTATCTTGGTAACCAAGTAAAAGGCCGTATGGTAAGAGTTCCAATGACTGAATGGGAAATAGCAATCTTTTTACCAGTTGAACAATTTAAGAAAGTTAAAAAGGAATCTGTTTGGAGATATTCTCGCAAACAATATACGGGTAGTTAAATATGTCAATTGATAGCTTAAAATCAATCATTGGTAAAAGACAAGGGTTAGCAAACACTAATCGGTTTCTTACGATCTTTACTCCACCAACACAAGCATTGGTTAATTTAAACCCTTTGGATATTGTTGGTCGATTCGCGAATGAAACTTTTAATGCCAAAAGTTTAGTAAGTGATCCTAGAGATATTGCTTTTCTTTGTGAGTCGACTCAAATACCTGGACGTAGTTTAAATACATTAGATTATTCTGCAGAAAGAGAAACATTAAAAATACCAAATGGCTTTATTGACGATGATGTTACAATGACTTTTCTATTAACGAATGATTATTATATGAAGGACATGATGGAAGGTTGGATGTCGTCTATTGTTGATACTGAAAATTATGTTTTAGGTTATAAGAAAAATTATCAGACAGATATAATTATTCAGCAACTTAATAAAAATGATAAAAATGTTTATGGGATAAAATTAATTAATGCGTACCCAATTAATATTTCTTCTATTGATTTAAATAACGAATCAGAAAATGGAATTCAAAAAGTACAAATAACATTTGCATATGATAGATATGTTCCAGAAAATTTTATTCAATCATCTGTCTCTGGATTTATATCTGCAATACCTAACTTAGGAGGTGTGTTTGAACTACCTACAAAAATTTCAAACGTGAAACAAAAATTTGACTCGATCAGTTCATTATTTTAATATTATAGGAGAATATTATGGCGTTACCAGTATTGAATGCTGCGAAGTATAGAACAGTTATACCATCAACAGGAAAGGAAATTGAATATAGACCTTACCTAGTTAAAGAAGAAAAGATCTTAATGGTTGCAATGGAATCAAAAGATCAAAGACAAATAATAATTGCTTTAAAAGATGTAATACAAACATGCGTATATGATGAGATTAATGTAAATGAATTGGCAATGTTTGATCTTGAATCATTATTTTTAAAGTTAAGAGGAAAGTCTGTTGGTGAGACAACAGAAATAAAAGCCAAGTGTTTAGAATGCGATGCAGAAAATTTACAAGAAATAAATTTTGATAAAGTAAAAGATCCTGTAGTAATAAAAAGGGATAACAAGATTGAGTTGACGAGTGATGTAGGAGTAATATTAAGATACCCTACAGTTGCAGGATTAGAAAAACATGATCCTAAAGCGAATAGTGTTGACCAAGCAATGGATATGATAATTGATTCTATTGATTCAATTTATGATGCAGATAATGTTTATGCTGCAAAGGATGAAGGCAAGAAGGCAGTTAAAGGATTTGTTGAATCATTGAATAGTCAACAGTTTAAATTACTGACTGAATATTTTGAAGATATGCCTGCAGTAACATATGATTTAGAATTTGATTGTGTTAAGTGTGGTCATCATAATAAAATTGAGTTGAGAGGGTTTGACAATTTTTTTGGTTAGGCCTCTCTCACGATAGCTTATATAACCATTATAAGACTAACTTCGCGATGATGCAGCACCATGGATATAGTCTAACTGAGTTAGATCATATGGTACCATGGGAGCGAGAAATTTATGTTGCGTTATTACAACAACATATAAAAGAAGAGAACGAACGCCGTAAGGCTGAAGAAGCAAAATCGAGGAGATAACAATGTCAGAAGAAAAAGGTCAAGTATTTCACCCAGCCGATACAAACGGTGATGGAGAGGTAAGTAAAGAAGAAGAGGCAATGTACCTCGAGTTTAAACGTAAAGAACTCGAAGATGCAGATGCTATGCGTGATGCACAACGTAATATGACATGGTTCGCTTTAGCTGGATTATTATTATATCCATTCGCAGTAGTGGTTGCATCTCTTGCTGGTTTAGATCAGGCACAAGCAACTTTAGGTGATATGGCTCCTAC